ATACTTTTTAAAAACTTCTCTTGACATTAGTCCCCCAGCTTTCAGTTCTGAAAGTTTGGCTTTTAGTTCTTCTCCCTCTAATCCTTCGGTCAATTTAATTACCATTCCAGCTCTTGCATTTGTCTTGGACTTGTTTACTACCATTTCTACAAAGTCTGCTTTTTCATCATCCCCTAATGTCTGATAGGTTTCCCTACTAAACAAAGATTCTAGCTTATCGTTGACTATTCCACCTGCTAATGTCCATAACTCTGTGTTCTCCTCTTGACTAAGGACATCATAACCTTGCCTGTCTCCTAGTGCTGTTGGTGATACTCTAAAGCCAGTATCCATTAAACGTCTTAGTTCTTGCGTTACTGGAGTTGAAACATCTGGCGATGGTCTTGTTGGGTCAAATAAAACTTCTAGTGGATTCCCCACTCGTTCTCTTTCTCTACCCAAGACATCAACTTGTGGTTCAATCCCCTTTCTTAGTCCGGGGATTCTTGCTTTGATTCTTTGGATTACTCCTTCACTTCTTCTTTCTTGTGGGTCAGTAGCTCTTGCAACATCTGAAACTATTGTCGGTACAAATGAAGCGGTAAGGTTTGGAAGATAAGTTTTTGCGTATCGTTCTGGGTCTGTGATGGCATTGATAGAGTTTTTTATTCCTGTAAGAAATGTCTGTTCTAAGAATGAACTCATACTTCCCAATGCACCTTTTGATAATGCTTCTGATGGGCTACCTTCAGTTTCTATGGCATTTTGGAAGTGTCCACCTACTAAGAGTAGATTTCCAGCTGGGCCCAGAATGATAGGGGAACGCCATTTACCACCCACCTTAATAGCGTTGTTCTTTATGCCTTCGGCTTTTTGTAATTCTTGTTCTCGTTCATCTCCTTGTGGATAGTCCAAAGCTATCCATCCTTTTTTGGCAAGTTCCATTCCTATTACTATGATTCCTGTTCCAGTTAATCCTCTACCTATACCTTGAGAGAAAAGTCTTTGGTCAAACTTCCCTTTTCCTATATTAGTGATAATTGTTTTAGCGATTCCTACTGGAGAGTAGTTTATAATCTGCATTGCCACCGATGACGGTGTTCTTCCGAATGGTAAAACTATTTCACCAATGCCGGGGATTTTTTGAATCTTACTTGCGGCTTCTCCTAGTTTGGTTTGGTTTTGGAATACTGCTGTTGTAGCATCAGCCACTCCATAGCGTATCATTTCTTCTGTTGGTGCTTTGACAATATCTTCTGCATATTTGACTAATGCTTTTCCTTTAAGTCCTGTGTTCATTCCTTTGGCGAGTGCTTGGTCATACATTGAACGGGAGAGTGCCGCATAGTAAAATGGCTGGTCTGCCGCACCTAGAGTTCTAAATACTGTGTCTGTATATATTTGAAATACTTTGGCTACCTTGCCTTTACCAAAGTTTACTTTTTTATAATCTAATTTGGCGGCAATGTTTCTTTCGTCAAATCCGGTAACAAAATATCTTTTTCCTTTTATCACCCCATCCTTTAATCCTTCAAATACTTTCTTGGCTGTAAACACTTTGGTTCGTTCTCCTGTGAATAGGGAAGCTGCACTATCCACAATAGAAGCTGGGATGTCTTTGATTACTTCGGTAGTTCCGTGAAATAAGTTTGAGAACATATTAAGTCCTTGTGTCTTGATTCCCGTGAGTAGTCCTGCTTTCCATATAGCTATTATTTTAGCCAATAGGGGAGTTGGAACTAATGCTTTAATCTGGTCTTGAAGTTTCTGAAACCTCATAGCTTTTTCTACACCCTCTGCCATACCGTTGATTTCTTTCATTTCATCTAGGATAACTTTTGATTGTTCTCCTGTAAGTTCGGGGATTTTCTTTCCTACTTTTGCTGTTTCGTTGAATCGTTGGATTTCTCTTGCTGCAAATCTTACTTGACCTTCTGGGGTTAATCTTCCCAATATTGAAGCTGCTTGAATTGCTCTACCTTGTTCAGTTAGTTTTGGTGCTAGAGTGTTTGCCACTTCTGCGGCTTTATCATATAGGGCATTTGCTATTGCTGGGTCTGTTGCTTTGGCTGCGTCATCTGCATATTTTTTTAGAAGTTCAGAAGCTATTGCTACTGCACTATCATCTGATTCTGTTAATGCTCTTGTTTCCGCTAGGGCAACATCATCTTTAATAAGATTCTTTGCTTTTATTGCTAGGTCATCTGTGCTTCGTGGAATGTATTGTCCTGCTATTCTGGTAGTTGGGACTACTTCCTTTGCACTTGTAATGAATCCTCTTTCTACTTCGTCTGCTTTTGTTTCTCTACCTAATGCTTGTGATACATCCTCATAAAATTCATCGGCTGTTCCCCTATAATAGTTTTTTGAAGTATCTCCTTCAAATAGAAAACCATGCTTACTTTTAAATTCTACTGATGATAGTTTTTTTGCTTCTTCTGCTAGTGGTATATCTAAAACAGAATCAAATCCGGGTGCTACCTTTGTAGTTTTCATTGTTTCCTCTAATGAGGAGAATGCTTTTTTGATGCCTGCTGGGTCGGTTATCCTAGCCATTTTTTGTGCGGCAGGAAGTATTAAGTCATCTGCTACACCTGACTTTCTTAGTATCTTTGAGATGTCTGCCACATCATCTAGTTTAGATATTGTTTTGTAAACATTCTTTGCGCCACCCCAAGGAGTGAAGTCTAGTGCAGTTAGTCCAATAACGAAAGGAACTGCTAGTGATTTTGGAATAATGGTGTCTTCTTCTAATTCTATTTCAGCCGCTACTAACGATGTAGGTTTTAATGCACCCTTACCATATAGTTTTTCAGAAACTAATCTGCCGAGTTCTGTCTGTGTTTCTAACTCTGTACCTTTTTCCCTTATTCCAGCAGCACCTAGTATGTCTAATCCTACACCACCAATACTTCGTGCAGTTCCTTGTAAGATAGCTGAAGGTATTTTTGCAAATACTGTTGCTGGGTCTTGAGGTGAAACAAATTGTGGAGTAGTTGTTTGAGTTCCTCCTAATGGGTCAATTCCAAGACTAAATGGTTCAGGTTTAACTGAACCTTGTTGTAGTCTTTTTTTTACTAATTCACTTAGTGTACTCATAGATTATCAAAGGCATCTTCCGTAGAAGTTGATTTTGTTCCCGGTGTTTTTCTAACAGTTTCAATTCCTACGGCACTATCAAATCTGTCTAACACAACAGGGTCTATTCCTGCATCTCTTAGAATTTGTCTTATCTCGTCAAGTTCAAGTCCTCCTAAAAGTGCTGTGGCAATTTGAGTGTACTCATCTTTGTTCACTCCTGCTGTTACTAATCTAGCAATTTCTTCTTTATTAAATATGTCCGATACTTCTGGGATTATCTCACCACCAGTTGGTGCAATTCTCTTTTCCTTTTTGTATAGGGCTGAATTGTTCTCAACCTTTCTTGCAGCAGATTCTAGTGTGTCAGTTAGCTTAATGCCTGCATCTGGGTATGACTGTAACAAATTAAGCAGGGTAGCATTTTTATCTTTTTCGTTTTGGATAGTGATACTCAGTTGATTCTGTTGGTCTGCTAAATAAAGTTTAATTGCATCGGCTCGTATTGTTTCGTCTTTATCCAGTTGACCCTGTAAGAGTTCAATCTGTTTTAGTCTAAAGTTTATTGCATCAGTTGCATCTTCGTATTTTAGGTCAACACTTCTGTCAGCGATTCCTTGCGCTACATCCAGTTGTCCTGTAAGTCCCAGAGCTTGTGCTTGCAACAAACCAATTTCTGATGCTTCGGCTTTTCGTATCTGTGCTTGTGAGCCGATAATACTTTGCATTGTAATAGCTTTGCCCTCTACATCAGTTGAGAGTGCATTGTATTGTGCCATCTTCATTGCTATCTGGGAGTTTACATCTGCAAGACTTTTTCTTAACGCATTTACTCCTTGTGCTTCTTCTGCCGCCAGTTGAGCTTCCCCCCTTCCAGTAAGCCCCTCCATATCAGCAGAGACACCAGAGATTAGTTTGTCTAAGTCTGTCTGTCCTTCTGTTTCTGGCGGTGTGAGCATCTTAATATAGTCATCAATACTTTTCATCGTGGATTCTGCTCCTGCTACGATAGAATCCGCTGTGTCGCCCGTAACGCCTCCCGTTGGGACATCATAGGGTGTGGCTCCACTTTCTAGTGTTTTGGTTGATATAGCTCCTTCAGGGGCTAACTGTGAGACAGAACCTTGCCCCCTAAGTTTGTTTAAAAGCTGTGTATTTTGTTCAGCGGTTCCCGTGTAATTCTGAATACCCATTTGTCCTGCCAGTGCGGCTCGTGAATTGTAGTCTGATGGTTTTCCCAGAGAGTTGAGGTAGTCCACTATGGAAACACCTGTGTAAGAACTTGCACCATAACCCTGTTGTCCTTGCGTTATTTGAGTTATGCCTTGTTCTATTGATTGTGGGGTTATTTGAGCTTTTAATTCAGAGCTTATTACTGGTGCTGTTCCTATCTGAACTCCACTAGGCGAGAAAGCTGGGGCTTTTGGAGCATTCACTATTCCTGCAATTTGTTCTGGTGTTCCACCTGCTCTTGCAAGATTTTCTTCTATTGAAGTAGATTTAGAAATTGCACCTGTAAAACTTGAAGTAACATCTGCACCTTGTGGGTTGATAGGTGAGATACTTTTGGTTATTACTTCACCGGGGGTTATTGTTCCGGGTGCTTTGAAGATAGATATGTCTGTTGCTGACTTTGGTTGTCCAAAAGCAGTAGAAACATCTCCACCATTATAATTTGCAGTTATTGAATTAACATCAATTCCTTGTTTGGCCAGTTCTTTTATTCCATACTCTCTTTGAGTTTGTCCTGTTCCAACACCCAATACTTCTCCAGTTGATGATATGTATGCGTGCATACCAGATGAAGTTCCTGGTGGTAATCCAGTTGTTGCACCGATACTTTCAAGATATTTTCTCCCAAGTTCTTGAATACCTATATTGTAAATTGAATTCCCTTTTCTTACGAAAATTGTTCCTCTATCTCCTGATGTCCAAAAAACCTCATTCTCGTCAGGAACAGCAAAGGACAAGTCCTGGTATGGTATTTTATATGTTGCCATTTTCTTTTGTTATTTTAATAATTTTATTATAAATCTTGTGCAAAAGTTGCATAAGCTACATACATTTCTCTGTTAACTGAATCTGTACATTTTATAGACATAACGAATCTTCCTTCAATAGACACTACAGGGTAAGCGGTAGATATTGTTGTTTTTAAAATACCATTAACATAAAAACTAAGTAGCTTTTTAGAAAAATCATACACAGTTCTATAAACATTAAAATCGCTTAGGGTTACCCCAGTTATTTCTGTCAAAGTTTCTCCAGCAACGACACTGTATAAAGCGTACAATGTATCGTTTACTACCTTGAATCCGTAACTTTCGCCATCTCCACCCAAAGCTCCATTTAAATCTCCGACTCCAAAATATGCAGTGTAATTGTCTCCGGTTAAAATTGGTATCACTAGCCCATACTCCACAAGAGAACTTTTTTCCCCAATTTTTAAAGGCAAGACACTCAAATTTCTATTAGCAACCAATATAGAACTATTATTTGTTGCTCCTGTTTTTAAATATAAACTTCCTAAATTCACCGTGACTGCACCTGTTCCAACCACATCTGTTTCCCACCCATCAAGACTTTCAAAACAAGTATAAATAAATTGTCTTTTAAAGAAGATACTGTCAGTTTCAAGTGTCCCCCTAAATGTTCCATCATTTGCTTCTATGTTTCCTGTGGCATCAAGATTCCATCCCGAACCAGAAACTCCTGTAACAAAGTTGGTAGAACTCACTGAACCACCACCCATAACCGAACCACCCGGAGCATTGACTATGTTTGATTGCCTTTTTATTGGCTTGAAGTTGTATTCTGGTTTGTCTTCTATGTTCATCGGATTATTACTTGTCTTAATTCCGGTGTCGTAGTTGTTCCCGTGAGGAGACAACGAATTTGTAAAAACTCACTTTTTGGTATGTTTATGTTTTCACTAAAAGTTCTTTGGATTGTTTGAACTGCCCCGTAGGTTGTGAAGTCAAAGTCATCTACTGTTGCAAAGGAAGCAGTTAAGTCATCCCTGTATTGTATTCTTACACCTTCGTTTGTTCTTAGTGGTCTGGCAAATTGTAATTCTATTTGGTTATATTGGGCTTTTTGAAGACTAGAACCAACTGCAAATAGGGGAGAATCAAAGAATCCTGTATAACCAGTAGCAAAAGAAGATGTCGTGATACTATCTATTCCGTAGTCTGTGTTATCTCTCCAACCTATGAGAATGCTATCTCTATAGAGTGGCAGTAGTGATTGTATTTTAATTGTTTCACCAGAACCCGTAGTTCCCTCACTTATGCCATGTTCAAATACTAAAATGTTTCCCTTACTTGTTTCAGCTAGTGAGTAGACACCCATACCATCTACTGTGTTTGCACCACCACCACTACTAATCCCGAAGTAAGGTTTGCCTTTATAATTACAAATAGCTCCTGGGAATGTCTCAAGATATTTTCCGTTTGATATATCTGCTATGCTGTGTGGTATTTGGGCTATTGGGTGAACATTTACTCCGTCACTTCTATAAATAGTTCCACCAACTCCAGCTAGAACAACTAAAGAGTTTCCTGTATTTAACATTGCATGAACTCCATTTTCTGCCATTACTATTGGTTGACCGAATGATGGGGAGCTTCTATCCCACGGGAAGATGTCTGCTATTCGTATCACATAAGGACTATCTCCTGATTCTGTTTGCCAAGTTCCACACATTAAGTTGTTCCCTAGTTCTGTTAGGCACTTGATTCTGTAGTTGGGGGGAAGGTCTAATGCTTGTGAAGTAAAGGTGAAAGTTGCGGCAGTTGCTGGGGCAAAAGTTTGTCCTGTAACTTCGTCTAACGAGAAGACATATCTTCCTGCTCCACCATAGAGTTTGCTGTCATTGTTAGATATTAACAGTGGATGCCATAAAGTATCAGTATCAATAGTTTGCCAGTTGAAAGTCCATTTGTCGTTGGCTATTCCAGAAGCTACTCCTGTACCACAAACATCAATTCTTGCTTTCCTACAAACAAATAAGTACCCTTTCCATATTTTAAGTCCACAACCAGTCTTTCCGAGATATGGAAACATAGAGTGAACACCTGATTGTGTGCCAGAAGTGTTGATTGCCGCACCACCTGATGTAGCACTGACCTGAAAAGCATCAGCAGTCAGTCCTGCGGCTATGACATGATATGTTGTACCAACAGCTAAGCCAGTTGGTAAAGCTCCTGTTGTAGTAAATCTAACTTGGTCATCTTCTGCTAGACCATGTGCTACGTCTGAAAATACTCCGGGTGAAGCTATGGTTACTGTGAATATATTGCCAAGCATCAAGACCCAAGTTGTTCCACTATTGGAAGACTTATAAACATTTCCACTTTCATCTAAGGCGTATATATGAGATGGTTCTGCGGGGTTCTTCACCATCCAATTTACTGTATCAAGTATCACTGATGCAGACCTTTTGGCAACTAAGTTATTCAAACGAACAACCCCCGGACTTGTCCAGATGTCTAGGTTTCTACAATCGGCTACTCCAACATGAGGTGATGGTGCTATGCCGTTTCTTGGTATTTCTATAATTAGGGGTCTCATTAGTATAATCTTCCTGAAGCTGTACCTATGGTTCTATCTGATGGGACTGTGAATGCGTCTCTGTTGGTCTTTAGGAACTTGTGAGTTCCTGTACCTGCACCTGTTGTAGTGATGGGTGTTCCGTCTTCTGACGCTGATACCTGAAATGTGTCTTCAGTTATGCCTTCTTGAACCACATAGTAAGTTGTTAATAGTGAAAACTCCGTAGGCAAAGCACTTGAAGTTTCAAAGACTACTGTGTCGTGTTCATATAGTCCATGATTTGCCGAGGTTAAATCTGCCCCTGAAGCTGTAAATGTTTTAAAGTAGTGTCTCATTTTAGTCTAGCTTGCATAAATACTTCGGTTGAAGATGAACTTATTTGAACTGCAACACATTCGTAGTTTAAGTCCTTTAGTGTAATCTCTCTGCTCTGACCTGCACCTGAAGTCCATGTAAGAGTTGAAGTTGCTGTGGGGATTGTTTGTGAACCAGCTAGTTCAGCAACATGGTGTCCAATGTCATACCAGTTAATATCTGTGGTAAGAATTGGGTTCATTTGTCCACCTGTTGTTGAAGCTGTTGCACAATCCCAGTCATTTGAACCCAATAGGGATAAGTTGACCCAAGAACCCGGAGTTGTTGATGCCTTTATTGCTGACATTGTTAAGTTCAACTGTTCTGCTGCACCTGTTCTTATCCTATAAGTTGATGTTGCTCTTGAAGCAAAATACACACCAGCTGTGGTTGTTCCGACCCTTGTTCCGACAACATCGCTTGCGTAGTCAATTTCAGCGCCGGCTGACGGGTCAGCTCCCAGTTGACCATTAGTGTCCTTAAATACAAGGAAACCAATTACTGCTAGCGCAACTATTATTCCTCCTATATAAATCTTTTTCATAAATTATTTTTAATTATTGTTAATTTAGAACCCTCATTTCTGCCTCTAAATAAGGTTAGAGGCAGTCAGAGAGTTCTATTCCTCTAATTCAGTGATAATACACAGAATATTCTCGTTATCTGCGTTTCGGTAGTAAATCTGTGTGCAAGTCAATTCTGCCCATTCTTCTGCGTCAATAACTTCAGCACCAGCTACTCCAACTAAGTGCATTCCTGCACCTGCTGTGAATGTCAGTGTGATACCAGACGTAGATGTAGCGTTGTGAAACAACCACTTTCTTGAACTTCCAATCTTTGGCAACAAGCTCATCATTGTGCTTGTGGCAGGAAGTGTATAGGTGTGAGCACTTGTGGAAGCCATTAGGTCAATCATTCCATAGTTGAGCATGTCTGCGCCTCCCAAAGTTGCAGCAGAACCATCTGTGGTTGTAGCCAATGCATCACCACCCCAAGAGAACCAATCTCTTACACGAAGTTGATGGTTGATGTCGTAAGGAACCGCTCCCCCAAGAACCAACTCGTCAACACTCATATCAGGTGCTTCGCCTTTAAGCCAGTCAAGGATTCCCGCGCTGACTTGTGCCTGAATGTTGCCCCAGAATGAACCTCCAGCTTTTGCCCCATTTACGGCAATTCCACCAAACACAAGCGAGGCAACTACCACTAGGGAAGCTACTATTACAAGGATTGGTGTTTTTTCTTTGTTCATATCTTTTTTGTTTAGCTGATAATTATTCAAGAGACTTGAGTTGCTTCTCTAAAGATTCTTTCTTCGCCTCATACTTTACAGGGTTCTGAACCTTATATGCCTCTATAAGGGCTTTGAACTCTGCATAGCCAATTTTCTTTTCCTTGTTAGGGGAAACATCAATCTGCGCTTTTGGAGCATCTTTAGCCATTGCACTCTTTGCCTCTATCGCTTTGTTGTTTTTTTTCATATCTCTTTTGTCGGGGGCTTAGTTCGGGGGCGAAAGGTGATGAGAACGCCCCCAAGTTAAGCCCCCGAATTAACCTATAATCTAGGTAATCGTGATATCTACACAAAGACTAGCTTTCTGTGTCCAGAGTTTGAAACCAACGCAAGCGTCAGCGCAAATTTCTTTACCTGTCTTGCCAGTTACACCTTTCTCGTCATACCTAACACCGTCAGGCACACAGAACCAAGCGACCTTTTTGACACCGAATACTCTGTGTCCATCGTTGGTAATGGTTGAAACTGAACCGATTGTCGCGCTTACAAAGGTGCCAGAACGAACAACATAAACATCAATTCCCATAGGAGAACCGATTTTACCGTTGTTTAACACCATGTCGGCATAACTGAATCCTGCGCTCACTCCAAACTGGAGAAAGCCCGGAAGGTCTGTATTCTCAATTACGAGGAAAAGACCCCTGTAAACATCAGCATAACCTGCAACCTTAGAAGCAAGATTTGAAAGAATTACCGGAACATTTGAAGGTTCGGTAAATCCGCCTGCATCTGTTGAGTATGTGCCTGTCGCATCTTCACAAAGATTGTTGAGTACAAAGTAATCAATACCCCATCCGATGGCGTAGGCAATCTCGTCCAACCTTTCAACCATTAGGTTGTACTTGCTCATTACTCTTTCAAAGTTGAAAATGTGTTCGCCGTAAACAACTTCATCCGTTACTGTTAGCGTGTCATTTGTGGTTGTCCACGCAGAAACACTGTAAGTTCCCGTAAGGGTTTGGATAGCGGCTGTTACTTGTGAACTGTAAGGATTCTGGATGTAGTAACTTCCAGATTCGTCTCTAGTACAAATGTCATTAGAGACTGTGGCTTTCCTTAAAACCTTTTGCAGTCTGGCAGAAAGATATTTCTCTCTCCAAGCTGTAGTTCCCATTGTATTCATTTTAATAAATGGATTAAGACTAACATCACCTTAACCCATCACCTCTTTAATGGTCTGCCAGCTTTGCAATATCCTCATCGGATTCAGGAAGGTCGCCTTGTGAAGCTCTTTCCTTAATGACCTCGGCATCTCTTTTGGTGTCGCCTGTCTTGCCTTTGGTGTTAGATGCTTCGGCATTTCTCCTGTCAATCTCTCTCTGGGCTATTGATGACTTCATCATCGGGTCGCTCAACGCTTCCTTTACAGGAATACTTTTGAACTTAGCCCATTCCCTTACCTCTGCTATATCTTCATCGTGAAGGTCAGCTTTGGCTAGGGCGAGAATATCGTCTGATGACAAATCCTCTTTTGGTTGGTTTTCAAACTTCTTGAGCTTAACTTCAGCTTTCTCGGCTCTCTTCTTGTAATTGTCAGCTAAGTTGGCTTTCTTTTTAAGCTCTTCAACCTCTTCGTTTTTTTCAGAGGTTTCCTCCTCTTCCGTATTTTTAGAAGTTTCGGTTTCTTCATCAAGGTTTAGGGACTCTTGCTCGTCCAATTTTTCTTCTTCCATAAGTAGAATGCTTTTTTAGGTCTGCATTCATGACCAATTAACTATAAATTACTTGCTACTATCTTTCTTTTTGCGTTCTGTGGTTTGTTCGGGGGTTTCAATGGTCATTTCTGCTAGGTTACGAAGCTGTGTAAGCTGTGTTTCAACGTGCATTATGAGTGAATTTCTTGCCTGAATGTTTATCATTGCCTGTTCCGGTGTCATTTGTTCCATATTTACCGTCAACCAAAGGTCTATTACTTGACCTATTGGGGCTTCGGGGTCTATTTCAGGTAAAAACACTTTCCTCATCAGCTTTAAAAGCGACTCGTTTCCCTTGAAATGTGTCCGTAAAACCGCTAATTCATTGTCCGCAAATCTCATTTGGCGTCCTTGTTCCATATTATTTTGTATTTAATTCTTGTAATTGTGCCTGACCACCACCTTGTGGGACGACCCCGCCAGACTTTAACTCTACCGGTGATATGATTCCCGTAATATTCAGTATCTTATTTAGAATTGCTTCCGCATTTGACGGGTCTTTGGTTACAGAAACGATTGTTTGGAATAGTGTTGTGAGTGTTTGAAGCATTACGCTTTTGTCCATAGGTTCTCCTGAAATGTTTATCTCAAACTCCCATTCCAAGTCCTTTAATTCTTCTTTCCAAGTTTTGTCGGGCATAAAAGGTCGCTTGTTTCTCATAAGGTCAAGTTCTCCTCTGATACCTGCCTCTTCTGCTTCTTTGTTGAATGGCTGGGCTATCTTGCCTGATAGCACTTCCTTTTTATATCTTTCGTTATAGTTTTCTATTGCTTTTGCCGGTAGATATTTGGCGTCTACTTGCTTGAGTTGATAATCCTCTAATACAGCCATTATCTTGTCTCTGTTCCCCATTTTCTTTTTGATGTGGGGAATTATGCGTTCACGAAGCATATCCTCTAAATGTAAGCTCTTATTCTCAACCATTATTTCAAATAGAGAGAGTGATTGGTTGGTTAAGAGGGCAACGCTTGAGTATGGCGTGCCTGACGGAGGAGTAATCCCTCTTGTGGATTCCGGTGTAGCTGATACTTCTTGTCCCAGAATCTGCCATTGATGGGCAAAATTTTGCAAAGCTGTTATATCTGACTTGGAGTTATCTACTTTGGTTAAGGGAGAGTTCTTGGCGTGTATCATTATTTCGCCTGTTTGCATATTGTTTAGGACATTCCTTGAGATGAAACTGCCGTCTGCTGTTTGAAGAAGGAGCATTGAGGAGAGGTCAAGAGTATCTTTCATATTCTTGACAGTGTGGTTCATCATCCATTGTGGCTCAAATAGTGTTTCAATCGCCCCCATACCAAGTGTTCTGTCGTCTTCTTCTATGAGATGAGTGAGCATATATGAATCGGTTGCTTTGGTGGATTTGTAGAGAGTGAAGTCATCAAAAGGTTTTTCTGTATTCTCGGTTTTGTTGAATGAAACTGTGTGTGTCTGCCAAATGTACTCTTCCCAGTCTTTCTCTTCTCGCTTGTCTTCGTCTATGAGTAATGCTTTGGGTAAATCGCCCTCTACTTCGTATAGTTCAATGAATTTGGATAAAGCGTCTTTTTCTGTGTCATCTTGGTTCTTTCTTGTGGTGAGAGATGTAATCAAAGCATCAATCGTCTTTTTATCATAAGACTTGTTTTTTCTTAGTTGAGCGGGAGTTCTATAAAACTTTTCTATTCTTGGGCCGGAGTCAAAGTCTGAAGGGTCGCAAATGAAGTTTCTCCACGGGACTACTGTGCATATAAGTTCACCTTCTTTTTCTACAAACTTAACTACTGCAGAACCAAAGATAGCTAATGCTCGTCCCCATTTATTTAAAAACTGACCGAATTTTGTTCTTCTCATCCAGTCTTTTAAGAAGATTGTCGCCAGAAGAGCTTTTAAGGCAGAGGTGTCTTTGGTTGCCATTACTCCTATGTCTTTGCGGTCTATGTCTGTTGCTCTATACCAGATATTGACTGCGGCTATTCCTATATTGAAAAATGGCTTGTCTCTACCTAGTGAGTCTTTAGAACCTGTAGTGTGGGTGGAATTGTGATAAGCAATAATCTTTTCAAGTGTGTCATACATTGACCACTTGACATATTTCCCACGATTAACAACGCCAGTCGTATAATTACGTTCAGCTTCTCTTATTATTTCACATATTGATTGGTGTTCCATTCACGGTTCACCACCTTTACCAGTGCTTTACTGGCTTAAACTTATTTATAATATCCTCAAATTTCAATGTCGCTTTAGTCCACTTGTTGTTGATGAATAAATCCTTGCAGTAGTCCTTGGTTCGCTCTACCTGCTTCATATCCCGTTTATATGGGAATTCATCCATATTTCTGAATAAGTGCCCGTAGAAGGCGTTTCTGTTCGTTACAACCCTTCCGCCTGATAGCCAGAACTTTAAAGCTATTTCTACTCCTTGCTGTCCCCAACTTCCAAATTCTTCTCCACATAGTTCTAGTTCAAAGAACTTATCTCTATGGCACATAAAGCATGAGCCCTGCAGAGATAAAGTCTCTGTTAAGGTGTTCTTGTCCCGTTCTTCGTATTCTTCCCAGTAGTCAAAGATTAAATCTCGGTTGAAACAATAACATACACATCTTGGCTTGGGGATTATCTGCCAGTTTACAGCATCCAGTTTACATAGTATCGGAGCTTGTAGGGTATTCTTGTCGGCTAGTGCCAACATCTCTTTGTCAAAACCTTGCGACATTGAACAGTGAGCATCCAATTTCATAAGCCATTCACCTTTGGCTTTTCTTGCCAGTTTATTTGTCAATGCCCTGTGTCCCATGCCAAGGTCTTCTTCTGTTAAAACCTCAATATCGGTTTCAGCTTTTTCCTTGATGTCTTGGATTGTTCTTTCAAGGTACTTCTCGTTTAAACTTGGAACTAATATACTAAGCATAACATATTTTTAAAATAAAGGGAACCTTCTTATAAGTGTGCTGGATTGATGTCTGTTGATATCTAAATTGTAATTATCCGCCAGTTGGTTACTGAACTCATCTAATGCCTCGTCTGCCGCTTTTCTGGAATAGAACTTTTTAACAAATGCTAGTTGATGAGCGAACGCTTGAACTTCTTGTGATAAACGGAACTCTTTATTGTTTATCCAGTTTTCCCACCATATAGAGGGACTTGTAAACTCACTCTGTTGTTGGACGTGGACTTCTTCGTGATGCCAAATATCAGCCGGTATTTCTATGCCTGACGGGTTATAGAGTTTATCCCCATAAGGAAAGAATGAATCTTCTGGAGGATTTACCGCCTCCTTTATTGCTTCGTAAAATGGTGGAAATTCGTTTATCACTTGCATGAGTTTTTTGATTGGTTTATTTGGTTAATTTCAAACCTCTCTTTTTGCCTTTTATAAACCATGCCTCCATGCTCGGCTAACAACATTCTAACTGCATAAGATAAGGCATCTAGCGCGTGGTCTTTGAACTTAATGGGTTTCTCATCGGGGTTCTGCTCGTCTTTGGTTTCTTTATAAGAATAAGTCTCAAACTCTGATATAAGATTAACACATCTTTTGTGAACCTTTAGCCGTCCTGTTTTGATTAGCTCTTGGATGTTATTGATGCCTGCTTCTACGCTTCCTTTGCCTTTAGATACTTCTCTTGTGTTTACATGAAGTCTTTCCATTTCTTCAATGGCGGCGGGGTTTTCTGGGTCAGGATATACGGCATCAAAGTTTGAACCTGCCACATATTCAGCTACCTGCATATCAGTCTTGCCTGACTTGTACCATTCGTTATTTACCCAAACTCTTTGCCCGTCATAAAGGATTTCTAATACTGCCGCGGGGTTTCTGAAACCAAAGTCTACTCCCGCTACTCTTCTGAAGTCTCCATTTGGCTCTTCTTCGTAAGTATGTAATGTTCTTGAAAATCCTTTATAGACCAATCCTGAAGTCTTTTGGAACTCTGCCATGTATTCTTGACTGAACCTCTCTTCCGGTAATGTTTCTCTGGCTGCGTCTATTTCCTCTTTAGGAATGAAAGGATTGTCGTAGCTTGTGAAATGAAATGACTTGAATGTCTCGTCTTTTAGTTCAAGGTTGCACAAGTCATAGAAATGGTTGTAGCCCTTTGGTGTTGAAGCGAAGAGAGCTTCACCCTTTGTATCTGTTAGTGTGGGTCTTAATACTTCCTGCCAACCAACCCAAAACTTAGTCATCTGCGCTACCTCGTCTAAGCATAAGAAATCAAACGCTTGACCCCTAAGGTTCTCAATAGACTCCCAACCTCTAAGAATAATAATGCCACCATTCTTTATTCTCATTTCTAGTCTTGCTTCGTTTGTGGATTCTATCATTCCTCTGTATTCACTTTTGAATAGCTCCCAGCCAATATCCCTTGCTTGCTGATAATTATTAGCAATATATGAAACCCTTGCATTTTGTTTTGAAAGAACCATTCCTTTTATTTCTTCAGACATTAGGGTTGTCTTACCCCAACGTCTTCCCATACGCAAGACACGGAATCTGTGTGTGTCTTCCGCTACTTCATTTTGTGTTTTGTGAAGAATCATTTATCTTTCTTTTTTCTGCTATTCTTTCTGATATTTCTACCAATAAAGTTGCTCCATCTTCTCCTGATAGTTCATTTAGTCTTGGGAGGATTGTTCCTGTTAGCTTAATCAATACAGCTTTTTTGTATTCTTTGTCTTTACCTAAACCTTTTCCACTTAGAACATCAAACACTTGATTTAGAGCAAGTGTTCTTACCTTTCCGGCAAGTTCTCTATCGTTAAATGATTTTCCTTTTCCTCCTGTTCCAATTCTATTAGTTGCCATAATGCAATATCATTGACTTACTTCTTTTTATGTGGTTTATCATTTGTCTTTAAATAATTAGTACACTCCCTGCAATTCCAGTTTTTCCTACTACGGTCAAAGTACAAAGGCAGTTTTACTTTTTTACATTTATCGCATCTTTCGTTTGTCATAACTCCACTTGTGTTTTTTGTAACTTTCATTTTTACTTTTGCAACGTGGACAAATTTTTTCTTTTTTTGTTAACCAATTATTGCAATTTACACACTCTTCGGTCTCTTTAATTTGCTTAGTAAAGCTGGTAGCCATGAAGTTTTGATTGGTTTATCCTCTAATTTATTTAAACGCATTGTGTGAGATTTAGAGATTTCTGTGATGTGTCTTATTGTTTCCAGCATGTTATTTCTGGCTTCTTGTAATTGGCGGGTGGCTTCCTTTAGGAAGTCAATGTTTTGTTGGGTGTAAACACCCTGGTCGCTGATGGCACACGTGAGCTTGTTTATGCGAGTTAAAGTTCCTTGATTTGATTGGTCAATCATTCGTGCGAGTTCTTGTGGGGTTGGAGTTATATCACTCATATTATAATTATACTACTTTTTGAATAAAAAATCCAGCTAATAAAAGAATTATTGTCGCTAGCCATATAATGATTATTATTTTCCAAGACATATAATAATTAAAAACATTGCTATCAGTAACCACATTATTCTTTTTGTTTGTCTAAGTATTCTGTCTATTCTGTCTGGTTTCATTTGAAATTATTTATGATGTTGATAATTCCGTTTTTTATTTTGCGGTTTTGTTGGCGGGAGTGAAGTCTTAGCAAACTTAGCCAGCCATTCGGGAGGTCTGTTTTCTTATTTCCTTTAACATCTACATCACTGTTATTTGCGTGAAGTTTATCCAAGTAATTTATTATTTGTTTTTTTAGTTCAGTTTTCATCAAGAAAGTTTACTTCATAATCCTCCATTTCCACTAAGACCATTCCACCATCACAAGACATTGTTAATTCTCTTGGGGTTAAATTGCAATCAAGGAAGTGTGTGTTGTTTTTTGGCACAATGTGTTTGCCGTCTTTGTGAACCAATATCCACTTAACTTCTTCTGGTTTTTTCATTTAATTCTTTTCCTTAATTCTATACACGAACCTATCAAACCTGTTTTAATGTCGCCACTCATCATGTCGCTTTCCACTTGTCCCTGAAACTGCAACACGATATTCATACATCGTTCCCGTTCGGCTTTGGTGGCTTCGGCTTTAATCTTTTCAAGACAAGGATAACAAATACTACAATGACCGTTAATCTTGTGTGCTA